GCCGCTGCGGACGTTGTGACCGTACCAACAGCACCTGTGCCTGCATTACCTGTGACGCTAGTATTTGCATCCGCTGTAGTAGTGACAGCGCCAACGGCTGAAGTACCTGCAACACCTGTGACTGAAACATTGGCTTCTGCGACGACTGTAACCGTGCCAACCGCACCCGTGCCTGCAACGCCTGTGACGCTGGTGTTAGCCTCTGCATCAACTGTGACTGTGCCAACTGCCGAAGTGCCTGCGACACCCGTGACGAGAACTGGAGCTTCTTCGCCCCATGCGCCCTCACCCCAAGTGCCTCTACCCCAGCCAGTAACATTCGCCACACGTTAAGTCCTATGCGATGCGAATGATCGCGTTAGAGGCATCAGCAGCAGGGAACTGAATGGTGAAGTCACCAGCAGTTGATGTCTTATCCCCACCGAAATCCAAAGCACAGACAGACGGATCACCAGAAGCACTGTCGTTAAATATAAGTGCGCCTCTTGCGGTAACTGTTGCATTTGAGAATGTCAGGTCGGCAAAGTCTGTCAGTGCTGTGGTGCCCGATGTACTGGGGTCAACTCGCGTAAGGGACGCGCCTTTCGCCGTATAGTTTGTACCCGACACTTCATTTGAAGTTGTGTACGCTGTCGTACCAGCACCTAAGCTCGCAGAACTTGTGTACAGCGCAAGATTAAACGTGCTACCGCCTGTGTTCTTAAAGTTATGGACTGCTTCCATAAGTTCCTTTTTGAAGCTGGTACACATCGCTGTCGTAATAGCCATTATAGCCTCCTAATTATATTAGCCATTTCACTCTGGCCTTGTTTCTCTAACTCGCCAATAAGCGTCGTTCTGTCGCTCTTTATAGCCTCTTTAATATAGTACAGGGCTGTTGCCCTGACCGCCTCTTTGAACGCCTCTGCTTGCTCTGCGATGGCTGGGTGACAATTCCCTCCAACACTCACAACTCTATCTGAAATAGACTGCGCCCAAAATTCTGGATCGTGACCTTTATTGTCGGTAGTGGCTACGGAAACTGCGCCTACTTCACCAAAAAACATACTACGTAACTGCCTGACTGTACTGACCTTCTCTATACGTGTCTCCACGCAACTTGCCATCACCTAAAGACTTCAACAGCGTTAGAGATTGACCAAACATCTTGTCGTATATAGCAACTAAATCAGGCTCACCTTTCATAAACCGTATCGCTTCAACCAAGGAACCGTTCAACAACGCAGAGTCAAAGTTCTCTCCAAGCCACGGTAGCGTACTAGCAGTAACAATCGACTCTGGGTAATACCCATAGTGCAACTCTACGGTAAGGCTAGCGTTTGGCGTAGGGCCAAGGATGAACGTCTCATCATTAAAGTTTGCGTAGTGCTTAGGAACACCTGTAGATGTAGGCGTAGGGTACGCCTCACGAATGAAATTAACGTCCTTATTGAGCAGAAAATCAAACGACCCATCAGCGTTAACCACCGCCAAGCTGTACGTGTACAAATAATCAGAAGGCACGGCTAGGTATTTGTTACCCGATGTTATCGTGCCAGACACATTTTTTCTTAACGACGGAAGCTGAACAGTGTTGTATATAAACTGTTCTGTCTGCTGCACAAACATAGCAAGCTCATCGCTCGTGAATGTAGTTTCACAAATGTCTTGTATATTTGCCGTTAACTGCGAGTAGGTCATACTCATAATTTACGCCATAGGCCCGCGAGCCATAGTTCCTTTTGTAGCTGCACCCGTACCACGGATTTTTATTCCTGTGGTTTTTACGTTCTTCATGTCCGTCTTAGGAGCATTTTTTACCGGCTTTACTGTGCTCGTATTTTTCATAAGATCACCTAAGTTGTCGTTACCGTTACTGTACCTACTTCCCCTGTAGCAACAAGGTTATTAGGCGTTAAATTAAATGGGTCATTGCCCGCCCCTACAGGGTTCCACCCCCACTGTATCTGCCTACTGCTGGTGCTTCCCGCTTCTCCAAGACTTTTATCAGGTCTTGGGTCACGTATAGCTTGTGGGTCATTGACAGGGAACTCGCCCAATTTTAGTTGTGGGTGGTCAGGACTCCAACACTCAGGGCACGCTTTTAAGTTAGTGTCGCGCCCTTTGCGTACTAAGTTCTTTAACTCACGTAACTTGTACTGAAACCCACAGATGTCGCATTCTGCAATGGCTTTCCGTGCTGAAGCAAAACGATTAGACATAACCTATTCTCGGCACAAAGCGAGCCGGTGTTTTAACCCTGTCTTCTTCTGCGGCAAGTCTAAACTGCTCTTCATACATGTCTTTCAGCATAGGTATGCGGGGCGCTAAGTCTGGATCTTTCATAGATATGTAGTACGCCAACCCCGCAACTAAGCAGGGGAAAAACCTAAAGTTCATATCAGCGGTTTGTATGCCGCTCCCCGCATCTTCTATACGACGCATACGCCAGTAGTAGAAAACGTAGTCGTTGTTCTCAGGTACAGGCCACACGTTGATTTTAGGGGCATCCCGCAAACGCTCTATATAAACCTGAATCGGCCTACCTTGAGTTAGTTTGTTAGGTATAGAAGCATATGTACTAACACTAATTCGGTTTATAGTTAGATCAGCCTGTGTAGCTACATTACCGCTGCCTGTGCGTATTTGCTGTTCCAAAAGGTCTATTGTGTCAGCAGGTAACGTGTATTCAGAAATACCTTGTACGAGGTTTATAGTTTTTTCGTCAATAGTCCACAAGTTAATGCCACGATTCTGCCACTCAATAGTCATCAAATTCATAGAGCGTCTGGCAGTGCGTAAGTCATACCCAGAACGCATCTCACGACCCGCACGTTCCCACGCTTCTTCAGCGATCTCCGTGAAGTCCATATCAAATGCTGTTGTTCCAGAGGTAGTCATTTACTTCTTCTTAGCTGCTTTTTTAGCTGGAGCTTTCTTAGGTGCCGCTTCTTTCTTAGGCGCAGGCTGTAGCTCGGCTAATACCGCATTCGCTTCTTCTTCACTCATCAAGCTAGCGTTTACGATGTTGTAAGTGCCGTCTTCGTTCTTGCTACCAACTTGGAATACGGGCCTACCATCAGAAAAATTACCGTTCTGAAAAACTTCTAACTTAGCCATTCTTAGTACCTCTTACGTACAAAGTTTTCTTTCTACGGTTGCCCATTACAGCCCCGCAACCTTTATGATTTTCGCGGATCATACCGCCCGCTTTTGCGGTTCTGACTTTAGCAGCTTTTGTGTTACTCACTACTTGCTGCCCCTGTGCGCCAGCACGCTTCTTTTTACGTGCTGTAGTAGCACGTTCAGACTGACTCAATGACTGCGCCTTAGACCTTGGCAAACAACGATCTGGGTTCTTTTTATCTTTAGACGTGCCGCACGGCCCCTTGATCTTGCCATCGGTGCCGATACGAACCCAATCTTGGTCACGCCATTTTTTAAGATCGCCCATACCCCTAACTCCAAGCCTCTAAGCCCATACTTTTGTTGATGACTGTATTGCCACCAGCCGCCGTATAGCCTCCAGCAAGCGCCTCACGCAGTCCTTGCTCGGTAACATCATAAGAAACAGGTTTAGCCAACAAGTCAAAATCCTCTTCCCAGTTGTCTATCGTTTGACTTATTACACTGTCAGTAAGCGTACTGTCTTCCGCTAGATCAAGTTTGATGTTGTCAATGAACCACGTCTTGAGTTTAGCAAGGTCAGCATCATTGTCCGCAAACAACGTGCCGTATTTAGTACCTGTCTGCACCCGATACACGTCCATTACTTCTTCTTTTTCTTGCTGCCTTTAGCGTAGCTAGGGTCTTTGCAATACTTAGATGCAGCCATATTTGCGTAAGCAGACGGGTATGTGTCAAAGGTGCGTTTAGCCCACGCTTTCCCTGACGGACATATTTTCCCACCTGACTTGTAATAACGCCTCATTAGCGCATCTTCGCTGGACGTACACCCTTACGAGCGATACCGGCACCGCGAACCTTCTGCTTGGTAGCTTTTTTCTTGGTGGCCATCTTGGACTTCATGCCACCTGCGGCGTAACCCTTAGGTTTTCCACCAGCCTTAAATCCGGGTACGCCACGGCCCTTCAGTATATCTTTCTTAGTTACTTTACCGTCATCCGTAAGATCTGGAAACTTACCGCCAGCTTTCATACCGGGGGGCTTCTTACCTCCCCGCATTCCACCTTTAGTAGACATTTTGGACTTCATCATGCCACCAGCCATCATAGCGGGACGACGCCTTGCACCGCTAGCAGGAGAACCAACTACCTTTTTCTTTTTCTTCTTTTCTTCGATTGGCGCTCCTTCTGCCAGCATTTTAGCTTTTACCTTAGCAAAAGCATCACTAACGCGCTTACCGCCTTTTTTCATACCCTTGGCTTTCATCTTAGATGTCATCTTGCCGCCAGCCATGTAGCCTTTGGGTTTCTTACTCATCGCCATAACTTACTCCGCGTATAGGTTGTTAAATATCTGGTTGGTATCTAACGTGTAATCCAAATCAGATTTGCTGTAATGCACATATTGAGAAGGTCTAAAATCTGGTGCCCCCTCGCCTGTCTCAAACCATGCTGGGTGAGTAACACGTACTCTATTATTAGGTAGGGCTATGATGTTGCCCGTCCACTCGCCAGCGTCTAAAAGTTCCATAACGTGACTCTGCTTATGCTGTGCAGGGTCATCGCCTATTTCTGAATCTGTGTAATCCACCGTAAACATGTACTTTGCTGGATACATTTCGCCGTCTATCTTTGCAAGCCAAGGGCATGGTGTTGCCCTATCAAGCACATAAACAGCGTGTGTGCGAGAACTACAGTCCCAAGGCTGTGCTGCCCATACGTCCATAGGCACCGGCCACTCATCATACGGAGTGTCACCGCATAACGCTGTTATAGGCATACGTGCCCACATAGCGCCGCCATGTACGTTGGGTTCGTTCTCGTCATCGTAAGTTTCTGCTCCAGTAAAAATTACCTGAAAACTCAAACACCTACAGGGTATAGTCGTAACCGCGATAGCCATAGCGTGAATAAACTCGCCTTGGTACTTCTCATGGTTATGGGTATACTCCCGCCGCACCCAACACTTAAAGTGTGGGATATTGCTTTGTAAGTATGCCAATTTAGCATCTCCATCTTCTTCGCGCCTGTCGCAGCCTTGAGTTAGGGTCTTTTGCTGCTTTAGGGAATTTTTTCATTTGACCCGCTGAACGCGCACAGAAAGATTTTCTGCGTGCCGCTCGTTTGCCCGTAGGACTTTTCTCAGTAACCGCCGTTTGCAACTTGCTTCCGGGGTTCTGCCGTCTATATTTCGCAACGCCTTTCTTTGTCATTCCAGCGCCAGATTTAGTGGGGCGCTTGTCCCCACTTTTTATAGACATACCAGCCATACCACCTTTCTTAAACGAAGGGCAGCTTTCAGCTTTCTTTTTGTAGTAATTACGCAAGGGTATTATCCAAACTTCTTACGCATGTACAGAATGACGGTGTAGGTATCTCCACTGCTGGCTCCAACGGTAGTGAACTTCACATCTCCCGTTTTGCCGGTGCCTGCATTGTTTACCAAACCACCAAATATAGAATAGTCGTGGTTACCACTTTGGTTCTCACCTAGTTCTATCGCCATGACATCTGTGTCTGCGTCGAACAAGATACGCACCTTCATGCCAATGCACTGCCACCATACACGCTCTATGTTAACGTCAGTGCAAGACAACCCAGTGCGTGAATCTGCTTCTAGCGCACTAACATCCACTTTAGTCACGGCAGACTCACCAGTGCCATCAGAGATGTTTGTAAATTTAATAGCTACATGGGACGGCCCATCAACTATTGTTTGGGAAGCTACTGCATCAGCCATGTCAGACTCCTACTAAGACGCTATGTCATAGCCTGTGATTTCAATAAGAAAACGTCCGGCAGTGTAGGCTGCATCGCCAGTGCCTTGGCTAACTAGATACAGGTATTGGTCAGCAGCAATATCGCCACCAGCAACCATAGTGCCAGCAGAAGCTGCACCAGCATTGATGATCTGAGTTTCAGTCAAGTCACCGATTGCAGTATCGTTCACGCCAGTGCCTTCAGTTGCTGAGTACAGATCAATGTCTGTGCTACCGCCAGCGGGTGTTTCAACACAAGTCATGGTTACACCAAAAACAACGCCTTGGTTAGCAGTTGTGACCTGCCCGATGTATGCAACACCAGAGCCATCCTTACCGATAATATCACCAGCCGTACCGCCATCTTTTAGGCCAGTAAGGTCAATCATAATCGTAGTTTTAACGATATTGACGTTGGTGGTTACGTCGCTCTTCAAGCGATTCACCTGAGTAACATATACAGCAGCAGTGCCTTCAATACCTGCGCTGCCTACAGCCTCTACAGACATCTTATCGCCGCTAGTTACGGTGATAGTGCCAGTGGTGGCATTTTTAGAAACCATTTGAAAGCCGTTCTCTGAACGAACGGGGCCGTTGAACGTAGTATTAGCCATATGGATCTCCTGTCGTGGCTAGTGTCAGATGCGGGATGCACCTGTCAGGGATAGTTGTTTTATACAGTAGAAAAAGAAAAGGGGCAACATGTGCCCCCTTCTTTGTGTAGCGTATTACGCTCCGGGTGATCCGAAAACCCCAAGTGGGTCAGATACGCCGAAAGAGTAACGCTCGCGGGCTTTATAGCGCGAGTTGCCAGTGTCGAAGTCTGCATCCATAGATGTAGCCATCGGAGCACGAACAAAGTGCTTCAAGCCATTCGGTACGTCAGTCATCAAGAAGAACGCATCAGTATCAGTCAGATAATGATTGATCGCATAACCGCCCGGAATAGAGCCGTTATTACGCAGTGCGTTCAAATCGTTGTCAGCCGTTCCAACGCGACCTTCAGTCTCAAGCAAACGAGTTGCTACGAACTGTAGGTTCGGCGGAATAATCAGCTTAGTAGGACGTGCCGCAATCAAGAGGCCGCGCTCATCAGTCCAACCTGCAATCTGAATAACGGCGGCTTCTAATGAAGTCTCGTTAAGATCAGCAGCGGTAGTTGGACGGTTTGAGTTGGTGCCACCAGAAACAAGCGGGTGTGCGGTTGAACATAGAGTCTGTCCATCACCATAAGTGGTGCCCGCAGCAAATGCGTTGTTAAGGATAGCAGCCGCTTTCACTTGCTTGGTGTACGCCATAGCGCGTGCTAGAGCTTTCGTATAACGTGCAGAGAGCGAATCGTAGAGATTATCTTCAATTGCTTCCTCAGTGATCGAAAAGCCCATAGCCACGGTCTCGTGCGTATAACGAGCAGTGAATGCTTCTTGTGCGTTGTCATACTCAATCGCAGCACCTTCGTCTTTAACGGGTGCAGCGGAGAAGCCTGACAGCTTGGTTTCTTCTTCAAAAGAACGGTCAGAGGTTTCTGATTCAAAAATCTCCGAGTGCTCTTCACCATATTTTGCGTACTCCATACCAAACAATGCGTTTAGTCCGGGCAGGAGTTCTTTCAGTAGCTGGGCGCGAGAAATTGCCATTTTACCTTACTCCTTAAATGCCAGTGAGGTTGTTGAACGCATGTCCTGCATTCCACTTAACATACGCTTCAGTAAATCCGCCAGAAGAGTTCTTGGTCTCTTCAACCAAGGCTACAATGCGGAAAGGAAGTGTATTAGTGGTAGCAGACGTATCTGAGATAGCACTTGCAGAATTACCTGTTACGGTGCTTCCGGTGTTGTTTACTCCAGCTACGTTAGCGCCAATATCAGTGATAGCTAAATCACCAATGGTGGTGCCAGACGATACAACAGCAACTTTGAACAATACGTCAGTAGCGTCACACACGTATGCTTTAATATCTGAAGCAACGGTGCTAGCTGGATAGTATTGCTTGAAAGTCAACTGTTCCGTACTAGGATCGGTGTAAGTTACACCCATGAAAACTCCGATTGGAGTCATGGCAGCATCGAACGTATCACGCTCAACGGTGCCTCCGGTAACGAGCTGTACAGCATCCCCGTAGAAGATACTCGTAGCATAGCCACTAGCTATACTGTATTGACGAGTAGTACCTACGTATGGAACACCACTAAGCAGCTTTACCGGCTTTAGCCCATAAGGGGCATCGACTGTTGGATAAGCCATGATGTTAACCTCTTAACAAAAAATTTAATTACCTTTACCAAAGTTGGTAACTTTTGTGGTGCGCTCGTTGAATAAAGGCATACGAGGATCGTTTTCGCGCATGAGGTTGTTGTCTACAGAATGCATCTGTGATCTGGTCTGGTGTTCGTAATGCTCATTACGTTCTTCAACCATCTCTCTTGGAGCCTTACAAAGCAGTAGTCCACCCTGAGTTATATTGCTTTCAAACCTTTCGCTTCTGTCAGACAATATCTCTGGGTGATCTTCGGCCTTCACAGGCTCCCAACCTTCACGTAATTTGGAGGAAACATTGGTGGCGTCTGTTACTCCAAGAGTAGAAATACGAACCCAACGTGGAACGTAGCCATCTCCTACATCAACAGTAGGTAAGACATCTGGTTTTACCCAATGTCTCTTGCGAGCCTTAGTTTCGCGGGTATCGTTGTCTCTCTTGATTCTATTCTCAGCCATTAGTCGTTTCCTCTTTCTAATGCAGCCATCTGTTTGGCGTATTCTTGGGGAGTTATACCAAGACGTTTGGATAAAGCTACTTGTGTTGGCGTTAATGTAACCTTCTTAGGTTTGGTGCTCCGCGTAGCGGGTGCCACCACATTTGAACTTCGCTTCACTGTTTGCTTGGGAACTTCCTCCTCAAATTGGTCAGGGAACACTTGTCGCATACGAGCATCAATACGCTCGTAGTATTCGTTACTTCGGGGGTCTACCCCATCATTCACTAGCTTTTGATGCACGCCCAGAGCAAAACTTTGCATTTCGGGGTCAGTATCAAACCAAGAGTTATTTGCTCTCCACTCTTCGGCTCTAGTGTCTCGGTAGACCTCTTGGGTGTCAGTTAATTCAATGTCTTGTACAGGAGTTTCTTCCTCCTGTAAAGCAGGCACCCTGAAGTTATTTAGGCGTTCTGACTTTAACTTAGCAGAAGTTAGGCTTTCTTGTGCCTCAACAACTGCATTGGCGTCACCTTCTTCGTAAGCAACCTTATACGCCTGTTTTGCAGACTCCACTTCAGAGCTAGCGTTTTTCTTTGCTTGCTCTAGCAACGCTTCTTGGTTTTTAGCCACATTGCCTTTTAGCTCTTTGTTCTCGTCAACAAGTTTTTGAGCCAACCGCTCTAACTCTTGTCGCTCACGCTCGGCTGCTTCTTTAGCTCGCCGCTCATCATGGTAGCTTTTGCTAAAGTGCTTGAGGCGGTTCTGAACCTTCTTAGAATAATTTTCTAATTCTTCTTCAGTAACGTCACTAGGTGGCTCAGAAGGCTTACGATTACGGTCTGCTACAGGAGTGTCATCGACAACCTCAATGTCAAACTCCTCTTCTGCTTCTTCCGCTTCTTCCGCTTCAACTTCGACTTCAGCCTCTTTGTAATCTTCGGCTGTCTTTTTACCCGACGTGTCAATTTCAACGGCGCTGGAGTCTTCTACCTCCACCGTCAGCTCCTGTTCTTCGTCATCAGGAAAATTAAATTCTACTTTTTGGAACGGCATAACTTACTCCTTATACTCTCTCAACACCACGAGGATCAGGTACAACAGCCTCAATAGAGTCGTCGTTCATCAAACGATACTCTTTACCAGCTATAGAAAACCTAGTGCCCGTATTAGCACGAAACATTACATAATCACCCTGCTTACACCAAGGGCCGGTAGGGAATCGGTCTGCATCGGAATAGGCTTGATCGCCCATATCCAGCACAAGGCCAATAATTGACATGACTTGTTCGTGGGTTTTTGTGGTAACAGATTTAAGTAAGTCTGTGCCTTCAAAAGTCTCTTCGACATGCGGCATAGCAATCAATATCCTATAGCCCACAGGCGTAGGTATTTGTGCTTCAAACTCTTCTTCATTGACTATTGCTTCTGCAATATCAGTCATCTCCATACTCCAAGTTGCGCGAGAGGTCTTCTACATAGCCCAGACAGGTTTCGAGACCCCGAATTAAACCTGTGGTTTCCTTATACATGGAGAAGTCTTTTGCCCCTCCACTACTTAGAAATTGTAGTGCAGAGTCCTTGTCGGACTCGATTTTTTCTCTTAGCACGTCAAAGACGGTTTTAGCCATTATTGGCCTCTATTGTTATTAGAATCCTTCATCGCTTTTAGCAGATCTACGTCGGCCTTTGCGTTGTTCTTGCGGCGCTCTGCGGCCATCTTTACGCCGTCTTTCTTAGCTTCTAGCACTAACTCTTGTTCTTTAAGAGCTAGCTCGGCCTGATCTATTTGCGCGTCTTGCATCTGATCGCGAGCTTTCAGTTCTAGTTCTGCTTGCTTGACCTGCAAGTCCATCTGATCTTTAGCGGCTTTACGCTGCACTTCTTGCTGCTTGATCTGTAGCTCTGCTTGCTGCATCTGAATAACAGGATCTTGAGCTTTCTGCTGCGCTTGCTGCTGTGCGGCCTGCTGCTGGTGTTGCTGAGTGAGCTGCTTGCCTGCGTCTGCTACCAGCCTCGCCAAATTTACCTCCACCTGCTCTGGCAACTGCTCGCCCGGAGGTGGTAGCGGTGCACCTAGCTTCTCTTCTACCTGCTTGCGGTAACGGAAGCCAAGGTGTTCTGCAATGTGCGCCTGTAGCGCCGCCATAATCGGCTTTGCTTGGGGGTTTTGCCCAATAGACTGCATAATCATCGGGTCTTGCATAAACGCCGTGTGAGTCGCTATATGGGCGTCGTGATCTTGGTATATGAACGCTTTCATCGGCTTGCCAACAAGCGCATCCATATTTTCGCTGACCGGATCGGTCGGTTTTGCGTCGTCCTCTGTAGGAACAAGTTTGTCCGCGTTTTTAACGCCTAATACTTCAATCATCTGCCGGTGTAGCTGCGGTAAGTCATATATCTGAGGCGCAGACTGTGACATCTGCAACACTGCCTGATACTGAACTACACGTTGAGCCATCGTAGAGCTGTTCGGATCACTGACGGGTATCACATCCACCATCATGTAATCGGATACACGGGCAGATACCGCGCCCCGATACGGCTGGTAGTCGTACTGCTCCGGTGCGTTCTCAGCCATGATCGCTTTGAGCATCTTAAACTCTTGCTTCATAGCATAGTGAACACGCGCTTGTACCGCAGCCATAGGCTTCAAGGTACGTTCTAAGAGCGCCAGAGTTGTCCCTACAGGGGCGTTTGCTGACATGTCCGAAATGTTCATGTCGCTGATAGCACCCAGCCTACGGCCTTCTGTGGTGATCTGGTTGAGCAAAGCAAGTAGGGTCTGGCTAGGCTCCTTATAAGGAAGCGGCATGATGTTGTCACGAATGCTGCCTGACGGCACATCCACATCCTTGAACTCTCCCGGCTCTATGGGAGTGTCATCACCCTTAATACGCAACCCACGAGACTTGAGACCTCCGGGCAGGTTAGACAACGTACCAGCGTCTACAAGCTGCCGTATGATGGAAGTACCCGCCTTAGCGTACCCCCCTATTATGTGTATAAGACCTAACCCGTAGAACCCAAATCCGGGCACATATACGTAATGTACGAAGTGTTGACGCTTCAACATCAACTCATCTTCTTCGCTCCAGTTACGACGAATGCCTAAAATCTTGTTGTTGCCGCGCTCTAGCGTCACAACGTAGGGCTTCGCTATCTGATCCTCTTCGTCACCGTCTTCTGCATCCACACCTTCTATAACTAAGTCGGCGTGTATCTCATATAACGTGAAGCGGTCATCATCAGTGAGCGAGTAGCCACCCTCTTCAGCCTTACGCTCTTCTATATCCGTGTGATACGGAGTCGGCTCGCCTAGCTCTACGTCTTTGTAGAACCCTACAGCCTGTAGCTTCTTCAGCTCGTTCTTGGTCTTACGCATGATATGCGTAACACGTTCTGCACTTTCTACATGCGATGCGCCGTATGGCACCACCACATCTTCTGCTGGTATGTATACAGCCGTTTGACGACCTATGTTTGGATCAAAATACACCTTCTTAAACGCACTACCAGCCAAACCAAGGCTGTATAGCAGGCGTTCATGTTCGGGCCTGTACTCCACCATGCGCTCAGTAAGCTCGTAGTTCATATCGGCTTTTACGCGCTGTGCAGCCTCTTCCTTGTCCTTAGTTTCTTCCCCAAGGACTTTTACCTTCACAGGGCCAGCGGCGGGGAACGTCTCGGACATAGTTTCCGCTTGAAAACGTATGGCCGCTTCAGCAAGGACTGTAGAGTACACACCACACGCGCCTTCCCACGGCTCAGTGCGCTCTTCGTATTTGAAGCCCAGCACATCCAAACCCTTGACGAACGTATCAGCCCAATCCTTACGGCTGGCTATATCTGAATCTACAAGACCAACAAGTTCTTCGGCTAAGGCAATGAGGTCACTGTCCTCCATCGCGTCTGCGATGTTGTCTCCGAAATCAATGACATCTGTATCGTCACCGCCGGGGATCAGTGTGATCTCCATACTGCCATCATCCAGAGTCACCGCGTCTGGGTTGACAATCTCAATCTCAAGCGCACTTTCTTCTACAGCTTCTGTCTCAATGCCTTCGGGGGCAGCATACAAACCTTTTTCAATAGCCATAATAAATCTCTAGTAGTAGCCGCTTCCGCGCCTTTTGAAATACCGTTGTTCTTCAGGCTCATCTGTCGGTAGTCGTATAAAGCCACCCTGCCTAAATCTCATCAGTGCCATGACTGTCGAGTCAACTAAGTCATCATGGCTCATAAACGGAAATCCAGCAATCTCCTCTATAACCTCTTCTGCCCACCGTGTAGCAGGCACCCACACCAGACCAGACGCTACAATATCAGATACTGAGTTCAAGCGAGCTAGCTTATCACCTGACCCTCTGTGGGGGGTATACTCTGACACAGGCAACCCCATACGTCTCATCTCTTGGTACAGCGCAGTGCCCGATGACTTCTTCTCCACAATGAACGCATCAGGTTCCCAGTCGGTATACTCCTCCAGCGCCATCTCTTTCAGCTCTGGAAACTCCATCCGCTGCTTTATACTGTTCAGTAAGATGATGTTGTACGCACCAGTCTCTTCATACAGGAATACACCCCACGTAGTAAGTGCGGTGAAATCGGCGCGGTTATGTTTTTCTGCTGCCGCGTCCAGCGACATAATTATGTATTCACACTGGGGAGGGTTCTCCTGCTCCCATATCTGCCACCACTCACGCTTGACCAGCGCAGCCTCTTCTGCCGTGGGCGTCTGCTGATACTGCGCGTTCCACTGGAATGTAGGCATAGACGCTTTAGTACGTAGAAGCGCGTCAAGATCAAAGAACTCAGGCCACAGCGGTTTCTCCACTATGTCGTCTGTCTCTTCGTCCTCTACTTCTAGTATGGCAGGGAATTCGACGACCTCGTACTCATCCGCCCGCTCATTCTGCGTCATGTCGCGTGTGACACGCCCAGTGAGGTCATCCATGTGCCATCTTGTCTGTATTATTGCAACACGGCCCCCCGGCATGAGACGAGTACGCGCTCCGAAGGTAAACCACTCGTAGGCTTTCTCAAATACAGAGAAATTACCGTTAATTACGTCCTGTTCTGAGTGCGGATCGTCCACCAACAGCAAATCTGCACCACGACCAGCCAGTGCAGAGCCAATACCGCAGGCGTAATACTCACCACCTGTGTTTGTGTTCCATCTACCGGCTGATTTTGAGTCGCTTGCAAGCTGTACGGTGGAGAAAATACCCTGATAGGCGTCTGTAGAGATCAAATTTCGCACTTTTCGGCCAAAATCCACCGCTAAATCGGTGGTGTGAGACACCATCATCACCTTTTTGCCCGGATTTCGCCCCAAAAACCACGCTGGAAAGAAAATAGACACGAGTTGAGACTTGCCGTGGCGTGGTGGGATGTTTACACAGATGCGATCTTTGTCTCCCTGCTCAATTGACATGAGCAAATCAGCCAAAATGCGGTGGTGTTTGCCAACAATGTAGTCTGGCTGCATCCGTTTACAAAATTCTATGAGGTCATCGAAGGCTTCTTGGTTTGCTTTACGTACAGCTAGCTCATCGACGATGCGATTTATCTCCACAACCTCTTTATCTGAGAAAGAATCTAAGTTATCCAGCATGTGCTGGACTTCTTCCTCGGTAAAGTCGGGAACGGCCTCAAGCATCTGTATACTCTGCGTCCTCTATCACATCCTCGTCCGGGTTCACCAACTTCTCTAGCTTACTACGTAACTTGTTACGCAGATCATCCGTAGATTGGTGTGTGACAGTGACTTCTGACTTCTCTGCAAACAACCCTACGTCTGAGATCTTACCTAGAAGCTCCAACGCACG